CTGTTGCTCCTGATGCACCTGTAGCACCTTGACCAGTAGCACCTTGCAGTCCGCTGGCACCTGTAGCACCTGTAGCACCTTGATATCCTGTAGCACCTTGATATCCTGTAGCACCTGAAGCACCTGTAGCACCTTGACCTGTAGCACCTATTGTACCTTGATCACCTGTAGCACCTTGGTCACCTGTAGAACCTGGCTGTCCATTAGTACCATTAAATCCTTGGATACCTGAAGCACCTGTAGCACCTTGATAGCCTCCTGGAGGGCCACTAGATCCTGTAGCACCTACTGCACCACCTATAACATTAAGAGTACCGTTTGCTCCAACAATTCCGGTTACTGTTCCAGAAGCATAATTACTACCACCTTTAGTTATAGTAGTTACTAAACCAGCTATAGGAGTTGTACCACCTGCCGCTCTAAAAGTTATGCTAGTAGAGCTAGGTACAGATAATATAGTATAAGTACCTCCAGTACCTAAACTACCTACATTATTAGTTGCTGTTATTACATCGTTAACGGCTAAACCTGTGGTAGAGCCTATACCGGTTATTGTTGCAGTCCAAGGGCTAGTATATGTATACGATAGTCCTGAACCTACTCTAACTCCACCTAGGGTTGTTGAGCTTGCATCAGGTAGAACATAGTAGTAAGCACTTAAACTACCGGAACTTACCCACGCTTCTCCATTCCAAGCCCAGGATTGTCCACCTGTTGTGGTAGTTTGGTAAAGTGTGGGATTATCTGGAAAAGAAATTGGCATATATTACTCCAATGGGCTAACAGGCCACACAGCAGTATCTAGACTAGTGTATGTATTTGTCATGTCTCTTAATGCTTGCCTATACATTAATACTTCTTGAAACTTTTCTTGTGTTAAAGTTAGTGGTAAGTTTAAAAGTTGTTCTTCTTGACGACGTTGTAGTACCCAATCAGTCATATATAAAGTACCATCTCTAACATCCCTTAAAGTTACTTCGTAAGGTTTTGGTAGTTTTTCGTGATATTGTCTACAATATTCTGTAATAGCAGATTTATTGTCGTCTAACCATATCATCTCTACTAAAGTACTACCACTAACAACAGTTGGTGGAGTACCTAATCTTTCTATTATCCAATGGGATCTAGTAGGCTCCCAATTTAATAAGCCTACTTGAAAAGGGAAACCAATAGCTGTAATAAACTCAGTAGCGCTTGAAAAACTGCAAGTTATGCCATTAAGTCTACAACTAGCAGTGTCATTATAGGTATCTATTTGTATATATTCATGTATCATATTAATATAAGGTTTTAGTAAGTTGAATAAAACACAACTTTATTTCGTCGGGTTGGAACATTACAACATTAGGATTAGAGAAAGTATGTGAATGAAACATACTAAAACTACTGTGATAGTAGGCGGTGTCAGTACCAAATCTAAAAGCCTGACCACTAGTATGATAATGAGTCCATGCTTCAGTACTTAGACCTCCTGAACTAAATGGTGCGCTATAAGGAGTATAAGTATTATGAGCAGTATTCTCATCACTTGAATATCCAAGAAAAAAGTCTACCATATTTGGTGTACCATTACTACCATTACATACTTTCCAATAACTAGGCAAATTAGCAATATTACCTGTATACATAACTATTATGTTATCTTCAGCAGTCATTTTAGAACCTAATTTCCAGAGTTTTAGTAACGTTCCTAGAAGTGTAGCACCCGTTATGGTTCCGGAAAGGCTGTGCGAGTGAGATAATCCTGAACTGCTATTTTCAGCTCTAAAAGCTAAGGTATTTGTTCCACTAGCAAAAGTACTTCCAAGAAAACTTGTTGGTCCATGAGTGTGACTACCTTGTTGATCAGTAAATCCAGATATACTACGCTGTGTAGCATAGTTATTAGCATATGTTGATCCACCTCTTATATATCTGTTTTGATTTATTGATAACTCTTTTGTACTTCCTGTTATTTGAGTAGCTTTACTAATTATTGCATTAGCAGGAAAATATTCTTGATCCTGAGTAGCTTCTAATAATATATAGTCTGTACTTGGAGGATTTAAATCAGTTCCGGCACCTAGGCTATAGAACAAAGAATGTGCGTGACTGCCCCCACCTAGAGTATATGACATTACTGTTGAATTTTGTGGATTAGCGATGCCGTTTTCTTTAACTATAGTTAAAGGGCCTGAGTGATACCCAGCACTACCTGTAGTTGTTCCGCCGGCACCTAGCTGATCGTTATTATTTGGTGTTACTGTACCTATTTCAGACTGTGTTGCAGTGCCTTTTATAAATTTTCCGTCTGCTGCAGAGTACCTAGTCCAACCTGTTAGACTAGGTACTGAGCTTCCAGAATACATAATAATTGCACCTTGAGGAATATGCCAGTAATCTGGCACTACATAAGGAGTATTAAACCCCTTAGTGATTAGTGATGATATTCTAGGCATTTTTATCCATAAGTTGTTAAGTTACCTAGTACTGTCCAAATATTACTTGTTGCAGTACCTATAAATACAAGAGTTACTAATTCTGTTTTATATGGTGTTGCTATTGGAGGTACTTGATTTTGCCATAACAGTGTTTGAGATGAACCATTAATTGTTATGTTATTTGGGATATAGGATATAGACCCCTGTGTAATAATCAAACTAACTGCAGTAGCTATATACTGACCTTCTGGAACATTAACAAAGTTAAGTGTTATGTTAGTTGTTGAACTAGCTAGGGAGAAAATCGCTCCTGCGTTATAGTTTAAAGTTACTGCTTGTGAAACTATAGTGGCTGGAGTATATTTTTCTGAAGTTGCTTGTAAGTTAACAGTACCTGTAAAAGTAGGACTACTAAACATAGTAGCTTTACTTTCATTAGTAACATTATTAAGTGTTGCTGGAGTAGGAGGTACGCCTCCTGAATACGCTAACCAAACTTCTTCTGGTGCATAATAGATATTAAGAGTACCAGTATTAGTGCTTAACCACATTAATCCATCGGTTGGATTAACTGGAGCAGTGGCTGATTCTATTAATTGAGCAGAACCTGTTGCTCCTGCTGGAGCTGCTGCAGTTATACTCCAAGGTGTAGCAGAGGCATCTGATGAACTTATTACTGTACTGGCATTTATTACTAAAGTAATACCTGAGTAACTGGTTATAACACCTTCTAAAACATTAGAATAAACTCCATTAATAGTTTGTCCGGTTCCAGTCATTCTTACATACTGACCAACTGCAAAAGCTGACTGACTAGTATCTCTATTAACTATAAAGGTTTTAGATCCTGTAGATACAGTTACTGTAGTTGTAGAAGTAAGTGGATTATATCCAATACCTGTAGCACCTGTAGCACCTGTAGGACCAGCAATACCGTCTAAACCTGAGGCACCTGTAGCTCCTGAGCCAGTAGCACCTTGATATCCAGTAACACCTGAAGCACCTGTAGCACCTTGATATCCTGTAGCACCACTAGCTCCTGTAGCACCAGCACCTGTAGCACCTTGTAGTCCTGAGGCTCCTGTTGCTCCTATTGTACCTGTAGCACCTGAAGCACCTTGATAGCCTGAAGCACCTGTAGCTCCTGAGCCAGTAGCTCCTGTTGCTCCTATTGTACCTATAACACCTGAGGCACCTGTAGCACCTTGATATCCTGTAACACCTGTAGCACCTGAACCAGTAGCTCCTGTATACCCTGTAACACCTGTCGTGCCTTGATAACCTGTAGCACCTGAACTACCTTGATATCCAGTAGCACCTGAAGCACCTGTGGCACCTGAGCCGGTAGCACCTTGATAGCCTGTAGCACCTTGTAGACCTGATGCACCTGTACTACCTATAGTACCTGTTGCTCCTAGACCTGTAGATCCTCTTAATCCTGATGCTCCTGTAGCACCTATAGTACCTGTAGCACCTTGATAACCTGTTACACCTGAAGCACCTGTAGCACCTGCACCTGTTGCACCTTGAACTCCTGTAGCACCTTGATAACCTGTAACACCTGAAGCACCAGTGGCTCCTGTAAATCCTGTTGCTCCTGAAGCACCTGTTGCTCCAGAACCTGTGGCTCCTGTAGCTCCTATTGTACCTTGAATACCTGTAGCACCTTCGTATC